GTGGCAAGGGTGTAAAAGCCGTTGTCCAGCGGATAGGTCTCGGTCACGTTGATGGTGTTGCCGCCACCGGTGCCGCTGGCTTCCACAAGGGCACCCTCTTCGTCGCTCCAGATGTAGAGGGTGTCGCCGAACAGGTAGAGTTTGTTCTTGAGCGGATTGTAGTTGCTGTCGGAATACATGCCGACTTCAGGGAAGACGCGGTAGTTCACATCGTTTTCTGTCACGTAGAACACCTGGCGAGTCTCGTCATACCATACAGGGAGGTTCTTGGTCTGGGTCGATTCGCTGCCACCTTCTACTTCAGCCAAGTCACTGATGCCGTAGAAACGGGCGGTAGCGCCTTTCCGCGCCAACACTGCCACGTCCTCATATCGTTCCACTACTGCTTCTGCTGCTTGCGTGGCTTCCTCCGCCGCTTCCTTGGCTGTGTTTGCCTCTTGTGCCGCAGTCTGTGCAGCCTGCGCCTTCGCGTCGGCATTGCCGGCTGCAGTGTTGGCAGTTCCGGCTGCATCCTCTGCTGCGCGCTTCGCAGCCAGTGCCTGTGCAGCTGCATCGGTTGCCGGCTTACCCAGCAGACTGACGGGGGCTGTGACAAGTGTCGTCCCGCGCATGGCCGGCAGCGTGTTGATGCCGTCAAGCGATGACACCTGCTCCAGTTCCGTCACGTCCTGGCTCTCGGATTTAATCTGCGTGATTATCTCCTGCTTCAGTTCTTGTTTCTCTTGATCTGTCATAACTGCTATGATTTATTGTTGTTGATATTCTATGTTACCAGTCGCGCGGATTCTTCCATTGGATCCATGCGCCCACATATTGTACCCCATCTATCTTTACGCTCATTCCTGCGAAGAATACGAAGCACATAGCGTCGCCGTTCGATTCGATGTTTCTGTAATCTGTACGGTAGTCGCCCCTGTCGGTAATAAGGTATGTTGGATAGGTTTTGTCTTCGTAGATGGTGGTATATCCTACTGTTTCCTTAGGTTCCCTTCTCGTGAATGTGTTAGGGATAATATGCACGTCACTTCCGTCGTTTACACCGCGTTTTATCCATATCATGTGTCCGTCATCAGCAAGGGTGGTCGCAGGGAGCGTAATGTTCCGTTGTCTGGTCTTGGTTTGGAAACTGACCTCGTTCCCGCTGTCATCTGTAGCCTTAGCGCGCCAATAAAACTGTGTAGTCACATACAAAGCATTGACACTGCGGCTAAGTGTCTTTTCAGATGCAGTTGTCGGGACAGTAGTCTGTGTCACATATTCAAGACCGACCATTTCAGTCTTTACACCGAAGCCAGAAACACAACCTCCATTTAACGCTATCGCCACATTGCTGTCCAGGCTACCTTTTACATCTATCACCAAACCGTATTTTGGTAAATATTCGTCTGCAGCGGTGTCCGACAAACGGCATAAGATAGGTGTTCCATAATTATTCCACGTACCAAGAATAGTCTGACGGTTCGGGGCATTGAAGCCAATCACATTGTCATACAAAAATAATCCGGCATCATCTTCTTTTATAATCATATCGCCTTCAGCATCTGTAGTCACGCTCGCAGTGCCAATATGGTTATTGGCTATCACAAAGCCACCGATATAACCACTCTGTGCATTCACCTGGCCGACGAACTTACCGTTCACCGCCTCGATGCTGCCGTCTTCCTTAATTTTGAAATACTGGTTCGCTGTCACCAGCCCCTCCAACTTGATATTGTCTGCGGTCAGTTTGATTACGGTGCGGGTTTTCTCCGTCCCATCGGTATCGGTATAACTTTCCTCAACGCCAACGCCTATCAATGCCAGTTTCCCGTCAGGCCCCTGGGCATAGATGCCGGTGCCCTCGGCTTTCACCATGATGCCGCTCTCGGCAAGCACGTTGCCGTTCTGGTCGAAGTTCTGCGCGGCTATCTTCACCAGTTTCTCGCTCTGCTCGAACAGCGTCCTGTACTTATACGTCAAGCTCTCGATCTTGTCTGTGCTCAGTATCAGCATATACAGGTAGATGTCGCCCGTGAAACTCAGCTTGAAGTCGCCTGTGCCGTTCCACAAGCCGTTGCAGGTGTACTGCTTGTAGCCGTCGGTCACTGCCAGTTCTTCCTCCACGTCCATCGAGTTGAAGTTCTCGAAGCCGGTCTTGTCAACACCCTCGAAACGCACCTTCAACGTGCCGGCACTCGCGCAGCGGTACAGAAAACTCAGATATACCGGCTTCGCCTCCTTCAGTCCCGTCGTCGGGTTCGTCTCCATCGTCGGCTTGCTGCGCAGGTTCGCGTTCTTCTGGGTGATATACTTGTTCTTGATTCTGACCACCACACGACCGTCGTCTTTCGTCACGCTCGCACCGTCGCCTTTCTTGGTCAGCACGTTCTCGTTGGCCCAGATCCATTTGTTACCAACCAGCCAGAAGACAGTCTCGTTCTCCGTCAGCCACTTGCTCAGACCCTCGTCAAAACTGGGGTTGTTCAGGTAGCCTCTGTCTATGGCGAAGTCCTGACGCAGCGCACTCACGCTGCTTGCTATCTTGCCCTCAGTTATCTCAAACTTGGTCTTGATGTCTTCGCCCGTTACCAACAGGAACGTGCCGCGCAGGTAGGCGTTGTCGCTGTACAGGCCGTTGCCGTGGGGCTGATTGTCTGCCGGAAACCAGTCATCCTTGATGCCGTCCAGGTTGCCCAGACGCGCACGTAGGCAGTCCGTGAAGTTCTTGCCCTTCACACCGTCCATCACGTCAATGCGAGGCTGGCCGTCCTCGGTGGCTGATATGAGTATCAGGTTCTGGCGCAGCGCGTTCTCGGTGTTGCCCATCAGCACCACCTCGTCGGCTTCAGCCGGAAGACTGGCGTCAAACTCACTCGTTTCTACCAGTACCGAATTGCCGTCAACTGCAGCCACCTCCACCCAGTACGATTTCAGGTTGCCGCCTGTGAAGGTCTGGCAGCGCATCAAGTCGTGTGCCTGGAAGGTATTCTCTTGCTCGAAGGTGATCTTGTAGTAGCCGTCCACCTCCTCAACGGTCTTTATTTTTCCATTGGCGGCACTCACCACAATCTGACCGCCAACGCTACGGATTTTCTCTACCAGCAGTTCAAACACGGTCATCACCTGGCGCACCGTCAGTTTGTCGATGGTCAGGTTAGCCAGTTCCTGCTCGTCTATCCACAACTGCCATCCCTCACCGCCGAAGCCGTCCACGAACCTCGCGCTGCGCAGCAGTTGGCGCACCACCAACGTCAGCAGTTCGGCATTGCCCTGGCCGTCGATATAGCCGCCTCGTGAACCGGCTTCAAAGTCGCCAGCCTCGATGCCCTCGTCGAAGATAATCTTCTTTTTGGCCTTGTCTGCAGTATTCTTGCTCAGGAACTCCTTGTGCGTCCGCCGCGCGCTGTAGATATTGTTGTCCGTCGGCTTTGTCTCGTCCCAACTCCTGATAAGGTCGGGGACGTTCACCGCACCCAGTATGCTGCCGGCATAACTCTTCGCGTCGCTGATGGCATCGTCTATCTTATCCAGTGTTCCGCTACTCAGTGCGTCGCTAATCTCCAAGTCCATCTGGCTTGGTAGGTTCACGCTCCGGCTTATGCGTGTGATTCGGCTCTCTCTGTAGCCCAGCCTCGGAAAATACTCCTGACTCTTCAGGCGCACACGTCGCCCGACCTCCAGCTCCGTGCCGGTGTCCTCTATCCACACATGGTCGGTCGGCGCCTTGTAGCGGCTCACGTCCTGGGTGTGCTTGCGGTTGTATTCCTCCACAGCGCTCTGGAACTCGGTCTCGGCAAGCGTGTAATACTCGTCCGGCATCCGGATGTTCCACAGGATATACTTGTCACCGGGCTTCGGTACCAACGTGTCGCCGGGCAACTGCCGGTCGTCATCGTAGGGCCATATCGTGATGATCTCAAACTCGCGTGTCTCGCTGTCGAAGTTCACCTCAAAGTAGTGGTCATTGTCCGTCCCCAGTCCGGCAAGTTCTGAGCCCTCCTGAAAACTCACGTGTTTCACCAGACCGCCTATCTCGTAGGCGTTCGGGTCAAACGTCAGGCCGTTGTCCTTGAAGTAGTAGATGGTATAGGGCTTGCCGTCGCTGTCCTGCACCTCTCTCGAGCGCACGCTGCTCACCACACCGACCCGCCGCGGATAGATACCGCTGAAGGCTTCCTGCTCATAGTGGTGTATGACACCGTATTTCTGCACAAGGTCGCCCATGTCCACATACTTCGCACCGCCGGGCAACTGCAGTCGGCTTGCGCCATAGCGCTCCCTGTCGATGTTCCGGCTGCTGCCTATCGGGAACAGCCGCGTGTAGAACTTCACGTTGTCGGCCTTGTCCTGCTCCAGGCTGGTCAGCCCCTCGCCGTAGCCAAGCACAACCGCGCTGCCCCACTCACAGCGGCTCAGGTTCAGCGTCTCGCCGTCAAACCACCATTCCACGCCTACCGTCTCGGCAAGTTCTTTCAGGGCTTCATCGCAGTATTTGCCTTCGTAGTTGATCACCACGTTATCGGTGCCTTCCACGCTGCCCACCTTGAAGTTCGTCGTCTGGTCCATGCCGTCGTTGATGCACTTCACTATCAGGCGCACATGATCCACGGGACGGGCGGTCAGCGTGAACACTGCCTCGTTATCGCCGTCCGTGTTGTTCAGTACCAGAAAACGCTTGATAAGGCTCTCTATGCCGTACAGCTTCAGACTGTACTCCCATTCCACGCTGCTCTTTTCCGCAGGCTCGTATTTCTCCACGGCCCAGTAACGCTCACCGCCGAAGTCCACGTAGTCATTCACGTCGATGGCCACATGCTCATACAGCGTGAAGCCCAGGCTCAGCACATTGTCTGCCTGAACCTCCTTGTCCTGCGTACTGCTGTCGTTGGCTTGCAGTTCCGCTTTCTCATTGCCGTACTGGTCGTATAGTGTTAAAAGCATATTCTAATGGCGTTTTAATGTCATTCTTGTTGTTCTGTATGTTGCGATGCCATCGCAACTAAATAATGGGTTCGGGTTCCTTGAACGTCACCTTGTAACGGCCTGCCTGCACACCCTCTTTCCACAGGTAGGTCAGGCTCCGGAACTGGGTGCTCGAAGAATAATACATGCGCAGCGTCAGTCCAAGGGAGGGGAAACGCACGTTTAGCCAGCCGTTCTCGCCCGTCTTCAGGAACTGGATGAACGACTGGTATTTCTGCAGCCACTCCGTTCGCGTCTGCGCATATTGCGCAAAGTGAAGCGTCACCTCGCGCTCCTGGTTAGCCACCGCCAGCGTTCTGGAGTATTTCTTGCCGTTTGCCTCCCTGATGTCAACGCCCACGTGCGTCTTCGTCTTGCTCGGTGTGAGGATGGCGTTCAGGTTTTCCCGACCGCCTTTCTTCTCCTCTGTCAGGAACACGCCGTACTCCTGCCAGATGTCGGTGCCGTTCACCAGCACCTGACCGCTCAATATATGTTGTTCTGTTGCCATCGTTATTTCATTTTTAGTCCGTCACGTATCATTTTCTTGATGTCTTCCTTTATCTCACCCAATGACTGGGCACTGCTGCCTGTGTTCGTTGCTATCTGGCGCAGGTGGTCACCGGCCTCGTCCATCTGACGGGTCACGTCGGTCAACTTGTCGTCCATGCTCGCCCAGTGCATCTGACCGCTTACGAACAGTCCCTCCAGTTTTCCTGCCTGGTCCTGGCTCATCGTAGTGAAGGCACCGGCCTTGCCGCTCTGAGTTACCCCGCTGTTTTCCTCCGTGGCTTTCACGATACCCTCCGTCCGCAGGGTCTCAATGTCGCGCTTCGCACTCTCCACATAGCCATCATACTCGGCTTTCAGGGCATCCAGACGCTTCCTGTATTCCTCGTCGGTAATCTCGCCGTTTGTACGGGCTTCGTTCAGTTTTGCCAGATTCTCATACCACTCCTCCAAGTTCTTCTGGAATTTCGCACCCACGAGGTTGTTCACCGCCATGCGATTCACCATCTTCTGCCAGTTGTCCGCGATATTGTCCATCACTTCCTCGCTGCCGTCGGCAAGGTCGTAGAGGGAACCGAGAAAGTCGTCAAAGACATTCTCCTTCGTCGTAGTCGTCAGGTTCTCATACAGGGCATCGGTAATCTCCTGCAGTTTGCCGGCTTGGTCAATGTAGGCACTCAGTTTTTCCTGGACTGATTCACCGTAGGGTCCCTTGCCTGTGTCGGCTATCAGTTTCCACATGTCAACATTGCTGCGAAGCATCTTCATTTCCTCCGGGCTCAGGTCCCACAGGTCACCGTTCCACTGCCGGCCTATCTGACCGCTCAGACGGGCTATCTGCTCCTGACTGAAACCATCCCAGTAGTAGTTCCAACTGTGGTGCGCACTGTGATAGCCGGCTTGCGCCTGGGCAATGCTCTTATAGTTGGCGTTGGTCTCTTCTTGTAGCTGCCGGGCGCGCGTTGAGGCATCAATGGCTCTCGCGCCACGCGCGCTCTTCATCTCGTCAGTCAGATCTTCGATGGCTTGCTCCAGCAGTTCGTTTCGCTTCGTCAGCCTGTCTATCGTCGCCGCCACCTCTGCCGCATTCGAGTTCGTGAACCAGTCGCTCACGCTGCTGCTCAGGGCACCGAAGGTCAGGATATTGCCTATCCTGCCAATCACACCGTCCAGCAGACCGCCCACACCGTTCACCACGATACTCTCCAGCACCTTGAAAAGGTTCTCTGGCAGGTCGAAGATGGCATCTATCAGGTTGCCCACGGCATCCAGTATGCTCACCACAAGATCGTCTATCCAGCGCAGGCTGATCAACTCTGTTAAAGCGTCGAGAATACCGGTCACGAAGTTCTTGATGGCACCCACCAAGTCCAGAATCAGACGGGGAATCTGTGCTACGATACCGATGACACTGCCAAGGCCGCTTGACAGCAGGCCTTCGATGCCGCTGCCGATACTGCCCAGTGTACTGCCGATGGTGCTGCTCAGCTTCGTGCCTATCGTCTTTGCCATGCCGTCGCCCATCTGGGGAAGCAGACTGTCAAGCGTTCCTTTCAACTTGTCAATGCCGCCAACGGCATTCTGGATGTTGCCGAAACCCTCGGCACCTGCCCAGCCCTTGGCATTGCTCAGGGCGGTCGTCAGTCCGCTCGTGAAGTTCGCCACCTCTTCGCTCGTCCGGTTCAATGCACCGCCAAAGGCTTCCATGTCCGCACGGGCCTGCGCTGTAGCATCGCCCAGACGTTGCGCTTCATCCTCCAGCTTCTTATACTCATCCGGCGTTAGTTCGCCGGCATCCAACTTCTTCTTGCCCTCATTACGGGCGCGAACGGCGGCGTCCTCTGCCTTCTTTGCTTCGTCATATCGGGCTACGGCCTGCGTGAAGTCCTTGATGGCTTTATCAAGAGCCTGCCATGTCACACTCTGGTCCGTACCTACATACTTGCGCATCTCCTGAATCAGATCCGTCACCTTCTGCTGGGTCTCAGCGTCGGCATTCCTGTACTCGTCGGTCTTCACCCATGCCTGCAGCTGCTCCATCATCGGTACCATCATTTCCTTCGTCAGGTCACCCACACCGCTAAACAGTGCGTGCCAGTCAATGCCGCGAGATATATTTTCAAAGGACAGGCTCGCTTCTTTCTGGAGTCTTTCCTTATTCAGTTTCTTCTTTTGCCATTGCTTGGTGGCTTCGTCGGCTTCCGACGCTTCCACGTCCGCAATCTTCTGGGCGTATTCTTCGGCTATAGCCAATTTCTGTTGTTGGTAGGAACCATATTCCTTCAGGTACTCCACCATCGCTTGAATCTCTGCACGACGGCGCACACGTTCCTGCTCGGCTTCCTCTTTGTTTATCTCTGCTTCACCAGCATCCAGCCTTGCTTTGGCCAGCGTTCGTGCAGACTCCAACGCCTCCGCTTGCTCCTTGGTCAATTCGCCTTTTTGTGCTGCCCGCCATTCCTTTTCAAGTTCAGCGAGTTCAGCAATGTCTTTGTCATAGTCCAGACGCAACTGGGCACGTTTCTTTTCTGCACCCTCTGCCATCTGGTCTATTTCTGCCTGACGGTTCTTTGCCTGCAGTTCGGTGAGGGCTTCGGCGCGGTCTTCCTCATCTTTAAGGTCATTGCCGCCACCATTGCTGCCATTTCCATTTCTTCCGGGACCTCCATTTCTTCCAGAACCTCCGCCACCATTGTAACGTAGGTGGGCAGGTATTCTCGATTGGGCTTCTGCGGCTTTTCTTTCAGCTTTCTCCCATTTGCCGGCATAGAAATCCACGTTTTCATTAAGACCTCCCTGTAGTTGCCTGTTCGTTTCTCTGGCTTGTTCTCTACGATAGGCATTCACCTTATCCACGCCCGATTTAGTTAAGCCAAGGTTCTGTGTGTAGGATATTCCTGCACTGGGGGAATACATTGTACTGTAGTTGATGTCCCCAGCCGTCAGTCCTGCAGCCCTATATTCATCATCAGAAATCTTCTCTCCTTGTTTGGCTGTCGTATAGTAATCTCCAGTCGCACGGCTTTTCACACGGTGCTCCCACTTTTCTGCACGTTCCTTGATGGCTTGTTTATAGAGATCACTATACGCCTCAGCCTCTGCTACGGCTTTTAATGCGGCTATGACTTGCGGAGCCATATTCACCAGCACCTGTTCCGCATCAGCCACGGAGTTAACATTCAATCCTAATTCATGGAATTTGTTGGCATTTTCTTTAATCCATTTGTTTTTCTCGCTCTCGGTCTTCAGACGGCTCCATTGCTGCTGAAGGGAACGATATTTTGCCTCCACGTCACCTGCTGCCTGGCCAAGTGCGCGGGACATATCTTCCTGCTGCTTTCTCAGGCGCTCACCTTCCTCTCGCTGGCGTTTCTCGGCTTCCGTTGCTTCTTTAGAACCTACCGTGAAGGCTACCAGCGCACCAACCACAGTCAGGATGGCTGTTGCCAGCAAGACATAAGGGTTAGCATTGGCCACTGCATTGAATGCCGCCTGTGCTATAGTTGCCAGTTTGGTGACGATAATACCACGCCCTTCTGCAGCCGTCCTAAGTGTAATTGCCGCTGCATGTGCTTTCTCCTGAATGGTACGGATGCCCATCATAAGGGAACTCTCTTTCTGGAGGTTATTCTGAATAACAGTCAGGGCATTGCTGATGGCGAGTGTTGCCTGGAGTTTAGTCTGAATGTTTATCAAATCTTCTTGGCTTGCACCGAACATCTGGGAAACACTCACAGCGGCACCTGCAGAGGATGTAACGACATTTAAGCCTTGCGCAATACCATCCAAGTGCTTTGTGTCGGAAGCCTCTCCACGAATTTGGGTGTTGGCATCGTCCATCGCATCACGCAACTCTCCGGCTTTCTTTATCAGATCCTCCAACTTCCACTTCAGTTCCATGCCAGCAGCGGAGTTTCTCTCCGCATCAGTCATTCGGCGATATTCAACAGTGGTACTGGCAATCTCATTGGTCAGCAGTCTAAGTTGCGCTCTCATACTCTCGGTCTGCTGGTCAGGAACTGTTGAGGAGGCATTCTTGACGATAGTTGGTATCAGTTCTGCATTTTTCTGTATAGCATCAAGTGCTTCGTTCATCCAGGTCTCCACCTGTTCCATTTCTTGCTTGGTCGTTTCAGCCAATGCAGTATTTCCACTCTCCAGGGCAGAGCGCAGTGTATCTTCCATAGAACGGAGCCGTCCGGCTTGTGCCTCGACAAACTTCACGTTCTGCTCGCTCGACTTCATCAGCACACCGGCTGTCTCTTTTTCAGACACACCCATAGCCTTCAGGGAGGCGGACATCTTTTCCACCCCCTGACGCAAACCGACAAGTTTGCTGTTGTATTTGTCTGAAGCCCTTGCTCCTTCCTCACCGCTTTGGCTCAGAACTTCGCCTAAACGACGAGAGGCATCAAGCAACTGCTCGATACCTGCACGGCTCTTATCTACTCCTTTCGACAAGCCGTCCTTCATCAGGAACTCTATCTCTACTGGTTTCATGCTTCTTGTTTTGTTTGTTGCGATGGCATCGCAACCTCGTTACTTCAACTGGCTTTGGTAAAAGCCGACAATACCTGCAGCTTCGTCCTCGGCACTCTGGTTCTCTTTCTTTTTCTTCACATCCACATAGCGCGGTGCGTCGGCAATCATCATAATCAGCGTTTGGTAGTTTACACCATTCAGAATGTAGTCAACACTCCAGCCTGTCGCACTTGCTATAGACCATATAAATCCGAAGGGGCTATGGGAGCCTTCCCAATGGCTCTTTAACTCCCCTTCCTTCCCTGGCTCAGTCTCAGCTTCATCGGATTCGCCATCTCTGCTGATCTGATAATAGGCATAAAAGGGCTTGTTCCCATCAGAGTCACGAACTTCTCAAAAGCGGCTTTCTGGTACTCCCATTTCATCCTGTGACGGATAAACCACGACAATACGCACGTCGGCAACCACCAGTGGGGCATCGTGAGGGCTATCATACGGCTCAACTTCTTGCCGTGTCTTGCCAGAAACGCCATCTGACCGTCATAGTCCAGACCCTCAAACTCAGCCAGTGTCATGCCCACACTCAGCCACGTCCGCGCTATCTGTATCTGTCGGGCCATCGTCGGGCGCTTCATTGTAAGCCTCAGGTGCAGCGGTTCCTTCCGGAACGGCACCTTAAAATCCTTGAGAGGGAGGGAAACACCCACATTTAGCAAGGCTTCCGCTCCCTCTCTCTGGATCTCTTGGATGATATGCGCGTCCATCAGCCTTCAGCAGGGGTGTTGTTGATTTCGTATGGAGCACCACCAGCGGCAGGCTTGTTCACCTTCAGCTGGCACTCTACCTTCGACACCTCGGTCAAGGTCAACTTGCCGCCAAGGTTCGCCAGGATAGTACCGTTCGGAATAGTCATCGTCTGACCGCTCACGAAGTCGATGGTCCACTGGCCGCTCTTCTCCACAAGGCTCGTCGGGGCTTTCCAGCCGGTATAGTTGGGCGAGGTGCCTACCAACTCACCGCCAAGCACGTTGTGCAGGTTCTCGTAGTCCAACTGGATAAGGTTGAACGTCGGGCTGATCTGACCGTTCTTCTGGACCAGGGTCAGTACCGGGGCATCGGGCACCTGTTCGGCTTCCACGTCTGTGGTCTCAGGCTTTGTGCCGCCCCAGTCCCAACTGCCTTTCTCAATGTAACCGATCACTGCGGTTCCAAACTTCACGGCTGCTATGCCGTAGATAAAATTCTTGTTCATTTTTTCAGTTTTATAAAGATGATGATTGTTGCTAATATACCGGACAATAGTCCGTAAAAATACCATTTCAATGCCGTTCCAATAGCATTAGGGGGCTTTTCCTTCACCTCCTCCAGTTCATGCGACGTGGCTGCCAAGCGGTTTTGCATCTCGTTCAGACGCTCACCGTACTGGCTGTGGATGTTCCGTATCTGGCGCTCGTAACGCTCGCACTGCAGCTGCAGACTGTCGCAGGATGCGTACACATAAATGTACTCGGGCTCGGTGGCAGTAGCTGCCTTGCGTGATACCTTCACGCTCGCCTGACCGCTGCGCTCTGAATAGCTTGCTCCGGCAGGGAGGCTACGGAGGCTGTCCGTCGCTATCGTCAGCGTCACCGCCGACATCGGCACCTTCACCGGCTCCGTCCGGATTTCTACCAGTTCGCTTACGCTGTCTATAGCCAGGCGAATCACGCTGTCCGTGCGGATGGTTTCCGACAACTGCTCTTCCTTTGCCTTCGTCACGCTCTTTCGATGTGCGGCGCATCCTGTCAAGAACAGGACACTCAGCACTATAGCGGCAACTGTTGGCATCGTCAATAGCTTTCCTGAGCCGGGCCATCTCGCGTTTCGTCGAGCCAAGGTCTTTCCGTGTCTCATTCAACTCTTGTTTTAAGGGTTCTACAATGTTCTCAACCAATATACGGGTGGCTTGCTCAGTGTTTGTTATCTTCACCGTGTCGCTTTCGGCCAGAGCCTTCTCTGCCTCCGCACGCGCCTTCTTCAAGGCACTCCGGATGGTCACGATGGAGATAATGGCACCGACCAGGCTACCGCCTAATATCACGTTGAGGATTTGACTGAGGTCCATTTCCATATATCAACTATTGATTGATTCCTATTTCTTTGAGCCACTTCTGAACGTCGAAACTCGGACAGGCCTTGTTAGCGACCTCCCTGTGGCCGATGATCTTCACTTTCGGGAAACGTTTGTGGAAGTCCAGCACATAGGCTTTCAATGCCGCTTTCTGTGCCGCAGTCCGGGTGTCTTTCGGAGACTGACCGTCAACGGCCAGACCTCCGACATACACCACGTGGCGGCTGATGGCGTTGTAGCCCACTGCTCCGTTGGTGATTTCCCAAGGGTCCACTAAGGCATCCTCGTTGTTCTTCACCAGACGCTCCACCTTGCCGTCCAGATGAATCATATCTGTGTAACCCACCTGCTTCCAGCCACGACCACCCTTCGACACAGGGTCTGTGTGCCAGTGGCGAATCTCACTGGATTTCACTTCACGGCCTTCGCGCGTGGCTGTGCAGTGGATTACAAGATATTGCAGGGGCTTGCTCATTGCTCGTCGGTTTTGGCTTCACCGCTCTCGGCTGGTGACGCTGGGTTTTTGTCGGCTCCGGCTTCTGGCACGTCCTCAGCAGGGGTTTCCTCGCCAAGGGTTACTGAGGCAGCCTTCTTGCCCTTATACTCGGCGCACAGGCCACGCTTAACGAGGCCGGCAGCACGTTCCTTGTCCTTCACTTCCAGAATGGTCTCTGGCTCATAGACCGTCACATGGTCGGTCTTGTCACGAAATACGTTCTTTACAATCAGTTTCATTTCTTTCTGTTTTTACGGTTTTAACTTGGGGTTACTTATCCTTCAGGAATAGCTGCTGCAGTAGCCTGATAGCCGCTCATGATCACGCCGCCGGCATCGGCCTTCTTAGGCAGACAAACGAAGTAGTGGCGGAAGTTGATCTTGTTGCGCTGGTACTCCGGGTCGGTGCTTGCCTCGCTGTAGTACATCTTCGTAGAACCGGTGGCCTTGAACACACGGGGAACGTAGAACGCAAAGGAGCACTGGAACTCGCCAGTCTCAGCGGTAGCACCGACGGCTTTCTTCTGACCTGCGGTGGTGTACAGCGGATTGTTGGCGAACTCGTAGATGTTGAAGCCGAACAGTTTGCCTACGGTACCGTCATTGCGGTTGATGTTGTACTGCTCCTTGAACACCTGGCTGGTCTCCAGCAGGTCGTTCACATGGTCGGTGCACAATACCAGACGGCGGTTGTCGGCAGGAACCTTCAACTTGTCAAGCGCACGCTTCAGGTTGATAATGTCCTGGACGCACAACTTCAGTCGGCCTGTGTCTGCATCACGCGCACCGGTAGTAGTCAGTACCGGGGTGGTGGCTGTATTCTTCTGCGCACACAGCGCATGGGCTGCCTTCGCAAACTTCGAGTCATTGATGGCATTACCGTGGCTCTCCTTCACGCGCGACATCTTGTCGTAACTGATGGCGTAGAGTTCGTCATCGGTCACAGGGGTCACCTTCGTCTGGAACTTGTCAAGCTGAATGGCGATGTCTGCGTCATTGAGTGCCTGCAAGGGGATAGGATAGGTCGTGTTGTTGATCAGCACGTCAGGGTCAACGCCTACCTCCACAAGGTGAATCACGTCATTGTTCACGATACTCGAACTGTCGGGAATGCCGTCAAGCCATGTGGCTTCAAGGCCACGGCGAAGGTACTTCACCAGTTCACCGGTCCAGATCTCGGTATAGACTCCGGCACGGAGGCTACCGGCAGGGGCGACATTGCCCACGGTGGCGGCTAACACATTCAGGCCGACGGCACCCACGGCGGGGTCAACGCCGACCACGGCAGCAAGGGTGCTGCCCATCACGCAGTTCACCAGAACCGCAGCGATCATTGCAAAAAGTCGAATCATTTCTCTTTTCTTTTTTGTTGGTTTAACTTCAGATTTCACATTCAATGCCGTACTCGGCCTTGTACAGTTTCTTGTACTGCGCCGGGTTCTGCTCACGCATCTTCGACAACTCGTCGCTCGGCACGTCGCTCAGCTTCTTGTACTCGGCATGGCCACCGGCTGGAGCACCGCCGCCATTCACGATATTGCTCAGCTTCACCTGGGGCGACATGGCGTCGAAGGTCTGCTTCAACTCGTCGGCACCGATTTTCTTGCCGAGGTCCAGGAACTGCTGTTTCTTGTCTTCACCGATCTTCTTCTCGGCAATGGCAGCGTTCACAAGGGTTTCAATACGGGCGGCACGCAGCGTGTCGCGTTCCTGGCGCAGGGTCTCAGCCTCCGCACCGTCTGCCTGCAGCTTTGCCAGCTTCGCGTTGATGGTCGCTTCGTCGGCATCCTTAGGCAAGCCCAATTGAAGGGCTAACTTCTCTTGATCCATTTGCTTTGGTTTTTGATTTTTGTTGTTATTACTATGCAGCAGCGGCAACTCTACACCGCCGTCTTTGCCTAACTCTATGCGCTTGCCGTCCTTCTGAAGCACGATGGCATCGTCATTCGCGCCAATGTCAACAAGCGACACCTCAAACAGTTTGCTCTTGCTGATGGTCGGGCTGGTCTGACCCTGCACCAGGTGCTTCGGGTCTTCGCTCAGTTCCAGAATGTCGATACCGGCACTCACCATCTTCAGACTGCCGAACTCCCACTGCTTCTTGCAGCGCTGGCTCAGTTCCGTGGCCTCGTCAAACATCAGTTCGCCGGTCACCTCGTCACCTTCCACCTTCAAGTCTTTCACATAGCCGATTACCTGACCGCGCTCGTGCATATACAACAGTACAGGGTTGCGGTTGTA